GTACTTACTGGTGCAATTGACATGCAGAAGTATTCTCGTGTTATGGCTGTCTTGATGAGTGGCACGCTTGGTAGCAGTGGCACGCTTGACATGAGTGCTACAGCATCTGCTACTAGTAATGGCACCTATACCGCATTGACTGGCAAAGCAATTACTCAACTTGTCAAGGCAAGTAATGATAATGATGTTGTTGTTTTGGAGGTTGATGCTGGTGACCTTGCAAAGGTTGAAAAACGTTACTTGAAGTTTAATGTCGTTGCTGGTACCGCTAACGCTACTTCGGCATTGCTTGTGCTTGGTGTGCCTCGCAACTATGATGCAGACCTTGTTGAGTTTGCTAATGTCGTGGAGAAGGTTGGCTAAAAAAGAGATAATCCCTAGGGAACTAAAAAACCCTAGGGATTTATCCCTCTTATGGAGATGGAAATGCCAACAGAATTTATACAAACCAAGGCAGAACAGATATTTTACACATGGGATTTCACTGACATTATAAATGGCAACCATATTGATTCTTTTCAAATAGACTCTGATGGACTTACTATTACAAGCAGTAGTAAAGCCAACAAAAGTGTTAGTGCAAAAGTAATAACATCTAATGCTGAGGTTTCTAAAATATACAGGCTGGTTTGTACGGCTAATATTTCTAGTCTAGAGGTTTTGCAAATAATTATTTCTATTTTAATAGTGGAGGCGTAATGAAGTACATTGCACAGAGATTTTTTAATGAATATAGACCAGGTGACATTGTAGTAGAACCAGTTAAAGCTTGGATTGATTCTGGTTTGGTTTCCGTTGTTGAGGAAGTAGGCGTTCTAGTAAATGAAGACCCTGTAGTTGAAGCACTTGATCCTGAAAAGAAAGTGAATAAAAAGAAGTGAGTGATGTATTGAAATACGAGTTGTACAAGGATGATTGTCTAAATATTCTAAAAACTCTTTTAGACAATTCACTTGATTCAATCGTAACAGACCCACCATATGGCATCAATTTCATGAATAGTAGGTGGGATTATAATATTCCAAGTATTGAAATTTGGAAAGAGTGTTATAGAGTAATTAAGCCTGGTGGTCATTTAATTAGTTTTGGTGGAACTAGGACATACCACAGATTAGTCGTATCAATTGAAGACGCTGGCTTTGATATACGTGACCAAGTTCAGTGGATTTATGGCAGTGGTTTTCCCAAAAACCTTGATGTTGGCAAATCAATTGAAAAGTCTTTTGAGGGTGATAATTCCAGTGAATCTCAAAAATGGTCTGGTTGGGGAACTGCTTTGAAGCCAGCACATGAACCAATTTGTCTTGCTAGAAAACGACTTGATGGTACTGTAGCTAACAATGTAGTTAAATGGGGAACTGGCTCAATTAACATAGATGCGTGTCGTGTAGATGGTACTAAAGAGGGTAGATGGCCTGCCAATATAATTCACGATTCTTCTGAAGAAGTTGTTTCGTGTTTTCCTATAACAAACATAAGGCCGGGTAGCCCAACAAGAAACAACAAAGTAGGTTCATACTCTTCTGAAAGAACTTGGTCAACTTCAAAGACACCAGGACAACAAGGACGTGGATATACAGACACTGGTAGTGCAGCAAGATTTTTTTATTCTGCCAAAGCAGGAAAGTCTGAGCGTGATGCTGGTTTGAATGGTTTTCCTAGTTTGATTAGGAACGATGGGCGTAACCATGATTTATCTACCGGAAATAATCCATACAATAGAGGCAATAATCTAAAAGTAAATCATCATCCAACTGTTAAGCCAATAGATTTAATGAGATACCTTTGTAGGCTTGTAACTCCAGTTGGGGGAACGCTACTTGACCCATTTATGGGTAGTGGTTCTACTGGAATAGGTGCACTATTTGAGGGTTTTAATTTTGTTGGTATTGAAAATAATGAAGAGTATTTTGAGATTGCTAAAAGTAGAATTGAGTATTTTGTTAATAATGGAGTGAAATGAGTTATCCACTTATTGAAGACATAAAAAATCATTTGAGTATTGCTAGTAACACAGATGATTATTTACTTGCTTTACAATTAACACAAGCAATTTCTATCGTTGAAAGCCTTACAGGCAGAACATTTGTTTCTAATTCTACTAGCACGAAAACATTCTATACTGACAATAGGTCAATTGTTAACAACAGAAAATTTGTATTATATGATGACCTTTGCTCAATTACTTCATTAAGCATAAATTCTTCTGTTATTGCAAGCAATAAATATAGAGTTGGAGACAGAACTCCATACTACGCTATAGAACTATTACCAACTTGCCCATATACATTCCAAAATTATTCAACAAATGAAGACCCAAGTAGTTTTAGTATTACAGGAAACTGGTCTTACTCTATTGAATGTCCACGGGACATTTTTGGGGCTATTATTAGGTTAAGTGCTTGGTTATATCACAAAAAAGATAATGCTGCTGATTATGACAGGCCTGTTGCTTTTTCAAACACACTCAATTTATCGAGGTCTTTGCCTTCTGATGTCACTGAAATTACCTCAGCCTATGAAAGGTTTTTTTGATGCAAGCGATTCAAGATATTTACAATAAGCTTTATAATATCAGGGTTGATGGGGTAAAAGTACACCAGTCTTATCCGCCATATACATTCAATAGCGCAGATTACCCACTACTATTTTTTCGTGAAGTAAAATTTAATCTTGACTACGAATCCTCTTTTGCAGCAACCCTAGTAAATACATTGCCAAGTAATCTAAATGTTAGTAGTGGTTCGGTTGAAATGGTTGTAATTGTTGAATCATTTAGACAAGGCACTAGTGCACAAAATTACTCTAAAACTAGAGATATTATTGATGCTATTGCCGATGCAGTGAACAGTAGTACTCTTGCAATAAATATGGTTAGCATGAGTATTGAAGAAGATTTTGAGCTTGCAGGGGAAACAGTGTTGTTTGTTATTAAAACAACAATCAATTTCAAATATTGATAGGAGATAAAATGAGAGGAGTAGAATCTAGGTTGTTTTATTCAGGATTTAATATTTCTTGTTCTACTAGTGAAGTAGAAGTAAATTTTACAAATAGTGAGTTAGAGAAAGACGTATTGTGTTCTATTGCAAAAGAATATGTTCCAGGAACACAAGAAGCAGATATGAGTATCAATGGCTATATTGAGGGTATTTCTGATGGTATTGAAAGTGCACTAAACAGTGCACTAGATGGATTAGACCAACATGTAGCACTGATTCTTGGCTATTCTACTCTTCCAGCAGTATCTTATGTTCTTGAAAACGCATATAACAATGGTATTACTTGGACAGCACCATTTGATGGCCTTATGACAGTAAATGGAACAGTTAGAACTTCAACTGGTGCGAGTAGAGGTTTTCTAACTGTATATGAAAGAGTGGCAAGCGCCACTGGCTCGTCTCTTGGTGTTCAAGTTGCAAGTTTTAGTAATACGAATACTGGAAAGGCTTTTGTTTTTCTACACGATATAGGGGGGACTCCAACTGGTGCGATTACAATTCAACTTCAATCTAGTTCAGACAACAATACGTGGAGCACTATTGGTACAGTAAATTTTAGTACAGAAATGGTTAGTAATGTTGTTGCTGTTACTTATACTGGTTCATATGTCAGAACTAATGTAACAGCACTTGGTGGAGCATCTAATATTACATATAGTGTTATCTTCACAGAAAATTAAGGAGAAGCAAAGAAAATGGCAGTAAGAAGCGCAGGCAATGTTGTTGTAACGTATAATGGTCAGAATATTACAGCTTACTTAAATGAGGCAGAGTTGAGTGCTACTATTGATGAGTTGGAATCGACTAGTCTTGCATCAACTGCAATGCAATACCAACCATCACTTGCAAACTATACTATGAGTTTTAGTGGAGATTGGTCGGCGGCACTTGATGCAATTATTGGTCCTGATATGATTACTCCAGTAATGAGAACTGTTTCAATCCAATTTATTGAAAATTCGGTTGAAGTTACTTACACGTGGACTTCTAATGCATTTTTGACGGGCTTTACGATTACATCTAGTGCGACAGATAAAATTACTCACGCTCCAGCACTTAGACTCAGTGGTGCACCCACAAGAGTAGTTACGTAAAGAAAGGAACAATCAATGAAATATTTTAGTAACGTAGAGGGCTACGAAGATTGTTTTGTAGATGTAGTTGACAAGTGGACGATGAAGGAGCTTCGTGAGCTTACTGCTTCAAACGAAACAGATTATTTTTCATTGTTTAAGCGTAAAGTAACATCTATTCTTATTAAAGACATCGACGGAAATGAATTGAGAGATATTACAAAACTAGATGATAGCTTTATCGAGAACATCGATGTTGTGATGGCAGGATTCCTTGGAACTGTGCTTGCAATGCACGTCAGAGAACGCAGAAGCCTGGGGGGTTTGAGCGTGCGTCAATCATCTACCATCTCAGAACAGCAAACGACGAAGAAAAATTAAATGAACTAGAAAAAAGGGGCGTTGTTCTACCACCAATGAATGACGCCCTTTTTGATAGTTACATGCTAGAAAATTTTCCTGGAAGAACATTAGATGAGTTGGATTCCATGGATTCTTTGCGTTTCTTCAGGGCGATGGGCGCACGCAATATTTCAATGGTAGAAAATTTAAGAGAACAACAAATGACTGGCTCTAAAAAAGGTAATGAAATACCTGCTTCTACATATAAAAAGATTCTTGAACACGACAAAACATTCAAGGATTTTGAGGATTTTTTATTAAATGGCAAACAATACAATTCAACTAATAATAGCGGCTAAGAATCAAGCTAGTACTACTATTAAAACAATAAACAAAGAAATACAACAAATACAAAAAACTGCAGCTAGTAGTGGCAGTGGTTCTAGTAATAGCCTAATTCCCCCTTTTGTTGGTCCAAGTTTGACCGCTATTGGTTCAGTTTTGGCGCTTGGTGCTGCTATTACAAGCGTAGCCAATCATGCTGGTCAAGCATCAGCATCATACGAAAGGCTTGAGGCGGGCACAAATTCTTTGGGTGCGCAATTTGGCCTTTCTGCTAATAGCATTATAAATTCAATTGATTCTATTGCACAAGGGACACTTTCCCAAAGACAAATTCTTGAACAAG